GACGACGCCGAGCACCTGCTTGTTCTGTGCCTTGGCTTCCTCGATCGTCTCGGCGGCGAATGCCGCGAGCATTGCGGATCGCGCCTTCGGTCCCAGATCCTCCCGCGCCATCAGCTCGACGTCGCGCACGATCGGCTGCACGCGCGTCTGCAGTGCCATCAGGCGCGCACCGTCAGTTCATATGCGACCAGCGCACCGTCGACGCGGCGCGCCTTCACCTCGTAGACCGTATGCTCAAGCCCGCCCTGGTCGATCAGGAAATCACCGACCATGACATCGAAAGCCAGTCCGGCATCAAACAGCGGCTGCGCGTAGATGATCGCCTTGCGATCCTGCTGCGCGATACCGCCGGTCAGTTCCCTGCGCTCACCGTCGAACACGCGCCCGACCGTCGCATAGCTCTCATCGACCCGGCTCGGCCCGGTGCCGGTGATCCGGCGGATGCTGACCGGCTCATGCAGGTTTTCCCGATAGAGCGCCTTGGCCCTACTCGCGAGCGCTGTCACCACGCCAGCACCCGGCGATAACCGTCGCGCTCAAGCCCGGTCATGATGTCTTCCGGCACGAGGATGTCGGTGGCAGCGGTATCGACCCAGCGTTCGATCGTGATGACGCCTGGAATCTCAACACGCCGCTCGCTCATGTCCGCGCCCGTCGTTGAGTGATACAGGCTGACCAGGCGCCCGGCGTACCCTTTGAGCCCTTCCGGAATGATGTCGTAGCCGGCGGCATATTCGACGATCACCCGGCCGGTCGGCCAGCAGAGCGTTCCGTTGCCGGATACCCGCATCAGCGACGAGCCGGGAATATCTAGCTCCCAGTCGTCGACCGTCAGCTCCGTCGTGTCCGTGGTCACCGAAATGACCTCGAGCGCCGGCCAGCGGGCGAGAAGCAATCGATCGCTCTCGATGCCATACCGCAGGCGAAAAGTCTGGATGACCGTTTCGGCCTTCAGCGTGAGCGGCGCCTCACCGCGCAGCGGCGCGAGGGTTGGATCATACCCGGCCTTGGCTATGCCGCAGGCGCCGGCCAGCGCTTCGGCAACCTGCAGGCCGCGGGTCGCCAATGTCGCGTCCTGCGTGGCATCGTCCGGCGCGAGCCCGGCCGCAACACGCAGTTCCTCCTGGCTCAGCAGTTGCAGATCCTCGGCCGGCGCCGTGACAGTCAGCTTCCAGACGCCGCTCATGCCGTCCTCAACGGGATTGAACGATGTGTGCCGTCGGTAAAATCAACGCCGATCGCGTCGGCATTCTCCGTCACGAAAATGTCTGCAACGCCGCGGCCTTCCGGCCCGGCCGGCCCGCGCTCGCCGCGATCGCCCGGCTTGCCGCGCTGCCCGCGCGTGGTGAGCTGCGCCCAGCCGTCGCCCGGCAACGGTCCCGGCGCGGCCTGCAGTGCAAGCCATGAACCGCCGTCGTGTGCGACGACATCGCCCTCGTCATAGACTTGCTTCTGGTCGTAGTACCGGCGGTGCCGCCACTGCCGGGCATTCGCCCCGGCGGTGCCCGGCTCACCGCGCTCGCCGCGTTCCCCAGGCGCGCCAGGCGGTCCCTGCGGCCCTTGTGGACCCGGTGGTCCAGGCTCGCCGGCCGGCCCAGGCGCACCGTCCGCGCCATTGCGCAAGTGCGCGGTAGCCGCCGCCACTTTCAGATCGATGATGGTGCCGTATTCGTCCATCCGCTCGCGCAGCCGCGCGATATCCGCCGCCAGCGCGCGATCAGCCGCGTCGCGCGCCTTCTCCTCGGTGACCACCACATCGGCGACGGCGCGCATCAGCGCACGATCAGGCTGCGCGGGCATGGCTCATCTCGCGTTGCAAATGATATGCGATCAGCGCGGCCTGCTCGCCGTCGTCGAGCGTGTCCGCCTGATCCACCGCATCCGTCTGGTCCCCCGCCGGCACCGGAGATACGGGGGAGGCCGGTGTCGGCGGAGGTGCAGGAGGTGTCGTTGCAAACGACAGCGGCACGACCTGTTGTTGTACGCGCGGCTCGTCGCCGGCCTCGACCGCGGCATAGCCCTCGAGCGCGCGCGCCTCGTTCGGCGAGTAAATGCCGCCCTGCACGCCGCGCACCAGGCCGTCAATCCGGTCCTTGAACGCCGAGCGCAACAGCGCACGCGTGTCGAACTCAGTCCATTCGCGACCATACGGCAGGTATGCAAGGCCAATGAAGGCATCGAACGCCTGTTCAATGTGATTAATGATAAAGCCGAGCCCGGACGCGAGCCATTCAGCCATCAACGCCTCGGCGGTTTTCTGCGTGCCGGTGTCGGTGATACCCAGCATGATCGCCGGTACACCGAACACCGCCGCGATCGTGCGGTCGTTGAGCTTGAGCTGATCGACGATCTGCGCGTCTTCATTGGAGATCGAGATCGGCTGAAACTTCATTCCGTGCGTCAGGATCGGCACGCCGCCGGTGTTAAGGCCCTTCGCCTGCTCGTTCCAGCGATTGCGCAGCTCGTCGCGGTCCTCCTTCTTGATCTGCAGGTCGGTGGTAATCACACCGGACGGACGGCTCATGTTGTTGGAAAATGCCGCCGCCGAGCTGTGGATCGCCGTACGCGTGGCAAGCTCGGGCGCGAGCGCCGACAGCCAAGTCTCGCCGATCAGCGGATTGCGCCGCGTGTCGAGCTTGACGTGCAACACATCGCGCGCCGGCACGACCAGCGAACTGCCGGCCAGGCTCGGCGTGTTGATCAACGGATTGTCGCCAATCTCATAAAATATCTCGGCGAAGACCTGTCCCTGCACCTTCACTTCGCGCACGCGGCATGAGCGCGGATCGGTCCAGTGCAACGCCTCGACCTCCTGGCGATCATTGCGCTGTGCAATCCAATAACTGTTGCCGGTGTAGAGCAGCGAGCGGATCAGATGCACCAGGAAATCGGATGGTGTCTGGTATCCGTTCGGCGCACGCAGCAGCCGCGACAGCGCCGATGTCGTGACGGTTTCATACCCGCCATTGCCGAGCTCGCGCTTGTGGTAGCCCGGCAGTTGCGCGATTGCGCGGATGTACGCCCAGACGCATGCCTCGACCGTCGAACAACCCGGCGCCGCCACCGGGTCGATGTCACATTGCCAGAAATTCCACGGCGCACCGGCTGGCAAATAACCACTGCTCACCGTGTACGGGCCAGGATGCCAATTGCCCTCGCCAGCGGGATTGGCTTTCTGGCGCGGCGTTACCCACCGCGCCAGATCTGAGAGCATGCCCATCGATCAGCGCTTGTCGCGCGTGGTGTATCTGCCGGACGGCTCATCCGGCGCCATGTCGCGTTTCTCGTCCGGCTTCTTCGCCCGCGTGATCGGCGGGTCCGGTGGCGGATCAGGCGGCTTTACCTGCTGCGCCGTGTCCCACTGCAGTTGCGCCCAGGTCGTAGCGGCCTCGAGCGCAGTCGTCCGCTCTTCCTCACTCAGCGGCGGATGCTGGTGATCAGGATCGGGCAGTTCGAACGGATCGACTGCCCAATGATTGTTGATCGCACTCTCGGCATCGGCTGACGAAACCGTCAGCCGATGGTCACGATACGGTCCCATCAGTACTTGGATCTGTCGCGTTTCGTCAGCCATTTGGTTTTCTCCTATTCGACAAAGCAACTGAACGTGCGGGTCGCGAGCTGAACGACCGGGGCATTCGGCGGCCCCGATCGGAACTTGAAGAATGCGGCCCGCCAGACTTCGCCTTTGACGACAATCGTGGCGCCGGGAACGACGGTCACGATCACAAGCTTGCCGTCCGGAAAATACAGGTCGGAAAAGGTTGTCCCGTCCTGCGATGCCTGGAAGGTCAGCCATGCCGGCGTCCAATCCGCCGGCATGGTGATGCGCTTGATGCCGCTGACCGTTGTCGAGCAATCGAGGACGCTCGACAGGCTTGCGCGATTAGCGATCGTGGGACCGCTAATCACCGTTTCGGTGGTGGGTTCGTCTACCATATGACTGACGCAATCGTCTGAACCATGCTGGCGCGGCGCATGACCCACGACACATACAGCGACATGCGGATCGCTACGGCATCGGTCTGGAACAGCGAGCGCATCGGCACCGCAAGCACACCGGAACCTTGAGCACCGGTCCCGAGCGCGAGCGGTGTCGTGTCCTCCTCGTGCAGCGTCGCCTCGGTCGACACCG